TTATAAAATTTTGTTAAGTTTATCCAGCATTTCACGCCTAGATTCGGAGTATATGTGGGCATAAGTTTTTCTTAATTCACTAACAGAATGGCCCAGCCTTTCTGCGATCAGCTGATCATCTACACCGGCACGAATCAGCAGAGTCGCATGGGAGTGCCTAAAGCCGTGAGGGGAGATAGGCGGAACACCAGCAACTTGGATATATCTCTTCAAAGCAACAGCCAGTCTGGGCGCCAGAAGTGGCTTTATATGGCCAAACACAAACCAGGAGGACGAGAACCCGTCCTTCTTTTGTTGCTCGCTATAGCGACGCCTTAAGCAATCTAGAAGGGTATCCTGTAGATCAATATATCTGTTTGAGTTTTTAGATTTAGGCGGAGTAATCTCCCACGGAGCCGATTCCGTTTTTATCGTTAATGTTTTAGAAATATGCACCCGGCCTCTGCCTAGATCAACATCCGACCATTGGAGGGCAAACATTTCAGATTTACGGACACCAGTGCCAAACATAAACATGAAGACATCACGCCAGTACTGATCATCTACGCATGATATAAAATAAGTAAAGGTTTCCTGCTCCCAGAATAACAGACTTTGGTCCTTTAAATTCCGCTTGTCTTTCACGATAGGCAAAGATCTGCACGGGTTGACTTCAAGATATCCAAGTCTCACGGAATAAGAAAGAATAACAGATAGAGTATCTAAAATGCCGTTTAGAGTGGGAGCAGCATAAAGCTGACCATTCGGCTTTTTCTTTTGAAGCAGACGGTTTCTCCACTGATCAAGAACGGGAGTCGTAAGCGCCGTAAGCTTCAGGCTTCCCAAATCATCCTGGATGTGATTTTTATAAGTATGTACGTGCGTATAGAGAGTGGATCCTTTTACGGACATATTCTCTGCGTTTTTGCAGTATAACTGAAACATTTCATTTAAGGTTATAGAAGGCCGAGCGGTAGTCATTTCCAGACGGAAGGCAAACTCGGCTTCTTTTGCTTCTTTTTTTGTTTTGAAACCTCGACGACAATATCGCTGAGTCTTTCCGGTAATATCCTTACAGGAACCATAGAACATCCAGGTTCCCCTTTTTGTGTCCTTTTGCTGAGCCATAAGAGATTACCTCCTTTTATAATTTCTACGAAAAGCGACTAAAACACCCAACACCTGAACCTGATCATGAAAGTCTGCTGTCGAGAAGAGAGTCCCAATCGCATACGGACTGGCAGTACGTAAAGCAATCTGATTCGTTTCGTTATGCGTAATAATAAAGCGCAGCATGGCTTTACCTTGATACTTCACTAGCATAGGAACACCAGCACGAATAGCACCTGTGGCGCGAATCAGGCAGACGTCGCCCTTGATAATATCCGCCTTATACATAGTTTCATCAGGCATGACATAGATATAGTCTGCCGTGACGTCTGTAGCCGTAGAAGTGAAGACTGACGAGCTATTCGACTTAGATACAGACCCGTCCTCGTCGACCAGGGACAGAAAGCGGACAGGCTTCACTGCAGAATCTTCAAAGGCTTCGCTCATCAGATCAAAGGGTTTCAGGTTGAATCGTTCTGCAATTTTTACAACCATATCTGGCCTTGGCGCTTTAGTTCCAACCTCCCAACACCTTACAGTGTTATAAGAAACACCACAATACTCGGCCAAATCTCTACGACTGACACCAGACTCTTTCATCAGCTCAGGGAGCTTGGAAGATAAGACTTCATTCAATTTATTCATATTTAATTACACCTCCTAGGTTTATATTAATCTTTTAGGTTTAAAAAGTAAATAATAAAAAATACAAAATAATAACCGTAAAAGTTTGACAAAATAAGTTTATAGCTGTAAACTGTAGGAAATTAGGAAAAGAGCTTTTAAGAAAGAAGGGAAAGCTGATGGGATAGAGGAACTCAAAAAGAAAATCGAATTCATGCTCCAGACTATGGACCAGGAGGGCCTTGAACAGGCCTATAAAATCCTACAAAGAATCTGGATCAGACACGGAACACAGCAATAGAACACACACGGAAGAATGCAGGACTTGGAAACAGGTTCTGCGTTTTTCTTTTATAAAAGACGAGTAACAAACCTAAACAGGATTACTCGTCTTTTAAGTTTTCGATAACTTGCATAACTAAATTGAACTGTTCCTCTGGAAGAGAAAAGAGTCTTTTTACCAATTCTACTGTTTTAGCATCATAGCCTTTCTCGGCTGCTAGTTCATCTACTATGGCGTCCATATCATCTAGGAACGGTTCACCTATTCCTTCCGTTAGCCAGAAGTAGTCCACGTGATATTTAGAACATATCAATTTAACAATTCCGTCAGACGGGTTCGCTGATCCAGACTCTATTCGACTAATAGCCGATTCAGATAAGCCCAGAGAATTACCGAAGGCCTTCATTGTAAGGCCTAAGCCTTTTCGGATTTCTTTTATTCTATTTCCTAGCATTTCTTTTTTACCTCCTGACAAAAGTATAATATAAAAACTTTAAAATTTAAAGTCTTTTGTTGACAAGCATTAAAAAGTAAAGTAATATAACAACAGAACTTGAAAATAGAAAGTTGAGGTGATAGAAAACATGAAAATAGAAGATCGTAACAAAGCAATAGCAAATGCGAACTTATTACTGGACGACGTAAAAGCTCTAAAGGGTGAGCCCCGAGCTTTCCTAGAAGGGATGCTGACAGGCCTACAAATGAACACGGCACCAGCGCTAGCACCAGCAGCCAAGGAACCAGAAAAACAGGAGGAGGTGAAGTAGATGCCTATTGAAGTCGAAGAATCGGTTAACAAAATCTTAAAAGGGCTAGAGGAATCTGGAAAAAGATACGATTTAATACTTCCCAATTTGTACACACTGGAAGAACCAGAGAAACAGGAGGAGGTGAAGTAAATGGATGCAATAGTTGTAGGTGGGATCTTTATTCTAACGGTAGCCGTAATGGTAGGAATCCCGACAATGAAAAAATTAGAACCGGAAAACACCTGGTACAGAGTGTATGCGATTCTAATCTGGTTTATAGCAGTATCTAGCTTAATTCTTCGAGCTCTTTCTTAATATCTGGAGTCAATTCTTCTAGTAATCTTCTAGCAGTATGTCGATCGGTTGCCAAAAGCTTATTGAATTCGATTAGCTTATTGCGAAGATCAGGAGAAACCAGAGGAAGAAGCCTATAGATATATTCACCGAGTTCTTGAAGGGCTGTAGCCTGGCCTAGATATAAATATTTGCCAGCATACTGAAGAAAGCCCATATAGATGTCCTTCTTGGATTGAATATCAGTTTTTCTTCTATCCGCTTCAATCTCAAGCTTACGAAGCTTTAGATGATATCGATTATTTATAATCGCTGTAATACTTGGAGAAATAATCGCAGCAAAAGCAAGAGCTACAGTCAAGATATTAGCTAACTTATCAGTCATAAAAAAACCTCCTTTCATAGGAGATTGTAACACGAAAGGAAGAAAGAGAAATGGGACACAAAGCAACAGGCGCAGAGCTTCCAGACTTTGCGGAAGGTATCAACCTTCACGGAGAAAGACTAAGACTGGAAGCCTTCTATGCAGAACAAAAAAGAATCAGAAAACAGAAATTCAGATCTGGACTTGTAACAGTGCTAAACGTTGCAATCCTAATCCTGATCCTGTCGCTTAGCGTAGCGGTTTGGATCATGATCTATCAAATGCTTTATTAAAGGAGGTGGTGAGTTTTGCAAGTAGAAAACCTAGCAGCCTACAGATACGAGATGATGGAAAAGGGATACATGAACATATCCGAGCTATCAAAGTTTATAGGTTGCGGAAGGGGTAAAGGAAGCAAGATCTTTCAGAAGATCATGGAAGATATAAAAAAAGAAGGTCTAGAAAATATCGACAGCAACGTTATTCTGACCAAACGTGCTATTCAGTATCTAGGCCTTACACAAAAGAATATCGTAGAATCCTACGAGCGTTCTATAAAAAAAGGCTAGAAGACCTCGTTCGAAAACGAATAAGGCTCTAGCAATAGAACACGCTTATATTATACAGCACGTGTTCAAAAATACAAGGAGGAAAAAGAAAGAATGACACTAGATGAAGCGATTGCCATCGCAAAAGAATCATCTGAAAATCAGTACATGGGTGATCGTGGTAGAGAAAACTTTAAGCAGCTTGCAGCTTGGCTGGAGGAGTTGAAGCAGTATAAAGAAGAAAATCAGCCTGAAAAAACAGCCGAAGAAATGTTCTATGATCTTGGATATGATTGTATCAAAAGCGATTTATCGATTCGCTATATAGCAAATTACGAAATGGCAGAAGGCCATATAGATATTCACTTTTATCTAAAAACGCAGCAATTCTATGCTCAATGTGATTTTGATCCTAAGGATATAGATATGCGCGAATTCAAAGCAATCCAGAAGCAGATTAAAGAGCTTGGATGGCCGAAAAAGGAGGACTAAACATGATCACTATTGAAAAAGAAAAACCTGCAAAAAGAGAATTAAAGCTTTTCTCAGTAGAAGTTGCACTATCGCCAGACGTTGAAGACAACATGCAATTAGAGACGCATATCGAAGGAAGCAGACCCGAGATGATGGCCTTTCTTAAAACAATGGACGTCGATCCAAAGGAACTCGGATCAATTCTAAAACATGCTGTTAAGGCTATGCTTAGAGATTTTGTACAGCAGGTAGTAAATCTAAGCGAAAGCATAGAAGGCGCAGAAATGGAAGAAACGGAGGACTAGAAAATGCAAATTATTGTTGATGAAATTGATCCGGAATATTGCCCGTTTTATGTCAGCGAATCTTGGCCCAATACCTTACATATCGCCTATGAAGAAGGAAGTTGCAGATTAGATGCCAGCCCGGTTGCTGACGGACTTCAGCAATGGTCGTGTCATGCAAAAAAAGGAGATGAAGAATGTCCTTTCTGCATTACCTATGATGAATTTAAGAAAAGGATGGAATACTAGAAAATGACATTCGAGGAATTCCAGGAAATAAATGAAAAGTACGGAACCTCAAGAATGTGGACAGACGGACTGGAGGACATCAGGAAAGAGGATTACGAAGAACTCACAAAGAAACTGGTTGAAGTCTTCAATGATCTATTCAATGACGACTCAGACGATGAAGAGGAGGATGAATTTTAATGGATCCTTTGAATTTATACAGAATAAAAGTGAGCCTAGTAGAACCTATTCAAGGATTAAAGGGACTACATGGAATCCGTACTAAATATGAACGAATCTCGCAAAATGACAAGCTTCTATTTGATATGTTCAAAGTACCGGAAGAAGAAAGAGATGAAGTTTTAAAAGCAGCCATGAAAGCCTTTCAAATAGCTTTCTTAGAGGAAATGTCTAAAAGATCAAGAAAAAGGAGGAAAAATAGATGTATTATCAATTAACATTGCAGTTCGCGACAAGCGAAATCGACGACGCTAAAAAAGTGTTGGAACTAGCCAAAGAGCTAGACTTAAAGCGCGCAGGGCTAGAGGAGAAATTGCCTGAGCCTGAAACATTCCCATGGGAAGAAGAAGCGCCAACAAAGGAAACGTCAACTCGTAAAGAAAAAGAAAATGAGACTAAGATTCCAATGGCCAAAGATTGGACGACTCAAGACGAGCCTATTCATGAGACTGTAAAGTCAACGCCAGAACCTGATCAGGCGCCAGCAGCACCTGCGAAAGAAATCACGCTAGAAGATTTACAGAAAGCCGGCGTTGCATTTGCCAAAGAAAAAGGCGTGGCCGTACTTAAAGTACTCCTAACCCAGATGGGTGCAAGCAAGATCTGCGAGATTCCTAAAGAGAAATATCAGGAAACCTGGGAGGCGCTACATGCCTAGTCAACACGCGATTTTATCAGCCAGTGGGTCCAACAAATGGATTCACTGCCACCCTTCCGCAAGACTGGAGGAATTATTCGAAGAAAAGCCAAGTGTTTACGCAGCAGAGGGAACCGAGGCTCACAGTGTAGCAGAACAGAAACTCCGTAACTGGATTGAAGGGCATCCACGAAGAAAAGTAAAAGCAGCTAACGGAGAAATGGACGAGGCTACAAACTTCTATAAAGACTATGTTCTAGAAGTATACAACAAAGAGAAAAAGAAAAGTGATATCGCAGATCTTTTTATCGAGGTACAAGTTGATTTGACTCCATGGATTCCAGAAGGATTCGGGACATCCGACGCCGTGATCGTAAGTAATCACACGCTCCATGTTATCGATTTTAAATACGGAGAGGGTGTTAAGGTAAACGCTCCACACAATCCGCAGCTTACCATTTACGCAGCAGGAGTTATGGCGATCTATGATTGCCTGTATGATTTTGAAAAGGTTCAGCTTCATATCGTACAGCCTAGACGTGATCACATCAGCACCTGGGAACTTACTACCGAAGAACTGGCAGACTGGATGGAGAACACGGTCAAGCCTGCAGCTATAGAAGCCTGGAACGGAGACGGAGAACAGCGAGCTGGAGAGTGGTGCAAGTTCTGCAAGGCCAAAGCGCAATGCGCAGCACACGCTGCAAAGATGAAAGCAATCAATGAAAGATATCAGCGCATGTGCGGAATGATTTTAACCGATCAGCAAATCGCGGAGCTTTTGCCAGAACTGCCCGGACTTATCGACTGGGCTAAAGAGGTGCAAGAGTTCGCACTGGATCAGGCCCTAAAAGGAACGCACTACGAAGGATATAAAGTTGTAGAAGGAACAAGCCGAAGAAAGATTACAGATGAGTCTAAGGCATCTGAAGCACTTCAAAACGCAGGATTCGACTACAACCAGATCATGACAAAGCCAAAGCTTCAGACTATCACGGCTCTTGAAAAATTAGTCGGAAAAAAAGACTTTGCAGAAATTGTTGGTGAATATATCGAGAAGCCACAAGGAAAACCAACACTGGTGCCAGTAAGCGACAAGCGCCCAGAGCTTGGAAGTGTAAAAAATGACTTCAAGGACGGAATCGATTAAAGACTTGGATGAAAAGATGGTCCGCATCCGAGCCGAGATTCGAAGCAGTAAACCAGGACCACACAGAAATGATCTAAAGCGACAGCTTAAAAATGTAATGCGACAAAGAATACAACTAGGAGGAACAAAAAGATGTCACATGTAAAAACAAAATTAGTTAGATTCGTATACTGCCACTTGGCAGAACCATACGCGTTTGCAGAAGGCATGGACGCCAAATATAGCGTGAACGTATTAATTGATAAGGACGACAAAGAAACACTTAACCGAATCATTAATGGATACCAGGAAGCCATTCAAGGTGGAGTAGAACACTATGGCGCTTCCTTCAAGGCTAAAGCAACACCGCTAAAAAGAGAACCAGGAAGCACACGCGGCTTATTGGTTGACTGCGACGCGGATGAAAGATACAGCGCGCCAGAGTTCAAGAACAAATACATGCTAGCAATAAAGAGTATCAATCCTGTATCAGTTGGATACCGCAAGAACGGAGTGACATACGCATACAGCGACAAGGAAGCTATTAGGGAAGATGTATATAGTGGATGCTATGGAGCTGTAAGCTTTAACTTCTATGCATTCAACAAAGTCGGAACAGGAATCGCTGCAGGGCTTAACAGCGTTTTAAAAGTAAAGGATGGAGAGCCATTAGGCGGACATCCAAGTGTAACTGCAGACTTTGGAGACGCTTCTGAATTTGACGATGAAGCCGGAAGCGACGACCTAAGTGCCTTGTTGTAAAAAGCCCATACTGCATATCGACCTGGAGACCTACTCCAGCGTCGACCTTGCAGCCTGCGGGGTTTATAAATACGCAGAGAGTTTAGATTTCAAAACACTTCTATTCGGATACGCCTGGGGCGATGATCCAGTAGAAGTTTTAGATTTAACAAAAGAAGACATTCCTTTTTCTTTAGTATCCGCACTAGCGGATGAAAATATCACGAAGGTGGCACACAACGCAAACTTCGAACGAGTATGTCTAACCAGATACGTCAAGGATTACGCGAAGCGAGATATTCTAGGAGACGCCGTAAAAAAGAAGCTAACAGAGGATGGATTCCTACCACCAGAGCAATGGCAGGATACCATGATCATGGCCGCAGAGAACGGCTACCCTTCAAGCTTAGGCCAACTAGGCCCCGCGCTAGGGATTGAAGAAGACAAGGTGAAACTGGCTACAGGTAAAAGGCTAATCCAGTATTTCTGCAAGCCTTGCAAGCCAACAAAAACCAACGGCGGAAGATGGAAAAACCTACCGGAACATGATCCCGAGAAATGGAATCTTTTCATAGAATACAACCGAAGAGACGTGGAGTCCGAACAAGCCATTTATAACAAGCTAAATAAGCTGGTACCTGTATTTGATCAGGAATGGGAAAACTGGCACAGAGACCAGAGGATAAACGACAGAGGAATACACGTAGATACGCAGATCATAAAAAACGTTCAGTCCTACAGTCTAGATCATGGAATGGCGCTCATGGATGAAGCAAGATACATCACAGGCCTAGAAAATCCGCAAAGCGTAGCACAGCTAAAGAAGTGGATCCTTGACCAGGAAGGGCATGACGTCGAAAGTTTAAACAAGGAAGCCGTGAAAGACCTTCTAAAAGGCACAATGAAGCCAGAAACAAGAAGAGCCCTAGAGATACGCCAGGAGCTCGGGAAAACAAGCGTCAAGAAGTATGATGCATTCCAGAGATCGTGCGGAGATGGTGACCGCATCAGGGGAACCTTCCAATTTTTTGGAGGCAGAACTGGAAGATGGGCCGGACGCTTGATCCAACCGCAGAACTTTCCACGGCCAAGCTTTGATGAAGTAGACGAGCCAAGAACACTCGTGAAGGATGGAGACTTCGAACTTTTAGAACTAATATACCCAAGCATGAACGATGTATTCGCTACGATTCTAAGAACCGTAATCACACCACCAGAGGGGAAGTCCTTCATAGTAGCCGACTACTCAGCCATAGAGGCTCGAGTGATTGCATGGCTAACAAGAACAACATGGCGCCAGGAAGTATTCAAAAACGGCGGAGACATCTACTGTGCATCAGCTAGCCAGATGTTCGGAGTTCCGGTTGAGAAACACGGAATTAACGGACATTTAAGGCAGAAAGGAAAGATTGCCGAACTTGCCCTCGGCTACGGAGGCGGAACGGCAGCACTGGAAGCCTTTGGTGCAAGCAAGATGGGTCTAAGCCCAGAACAGCAGCAAGAGATTGTAACGAAATGGAGACAAGCCTCACCACGTATCAAGGACTTCTGGTACTTACTAGGCAGAGCCTTCGAGGATGCGATTACAGATGGAAAAGTCACAACCATGGACCGAAATATGAAGGTTTTCAAAAGTAATGGAAACGTTTATATTCAACTACCAAACGGGCGCATTTTAGGCTATGTCACTCCACGAATCAAGGATGGCCAGGTATCTTTTTTAGGATTGAACCAGACAACACGAAAGTGGGAGTGGACCAACACCTGGGGAGGGAAACTAACCGAGAACGTGGTTCAGGCTATCGCAAGGGACTGCCTATGCGAGACGCTAAAGGGCTGTGACGAGATCGGAGCTAAAACAATCATGCATGTTCATGACGAGGTTATATGCGAAGTACCGACGGAAGAAAAAGAAACAAAATTCAAACAACTGCTAGACGTAATGGCTAAACCAATAGACTGGGCGCCAGACTTGATTCTAGTAGGGGATGGATTTATATCCGATTATTACAAGAAGGACTAAGACATGAAAAAACAAAATTTAATTATAGCCTTGATCTATATCACCGCAGCACTGATCATTCTAAATATTTTGAAAGAAGTGTTCGGTTTAGATGTAGCACAAGCGCCAAGGTTAGGAGGATAGAACATGAGTATTAAATGGACACAACAGGAGGACAACCTTCTAAAGCAGCTAGACGCCTTAGGTTACAGCAGCTCAAAGATTTATAAAGAATAAGGCTCTATATTAAAGAACCGAAGTCAAAACGCTATAGCCCTTCGTCTAAGCTATCTACACAAACCACCTGAAGAAAGACGAAAGGAAGATACGGCAAGCTTTGACAATGCGGACATGCTAGAAAAAGCGATCAACCAGGCTGCAGACCGTATCTGCAACCGCCTGGACAATATCGCAAACGATCTAGCCGTAATCTGCAGATATATGGAAAACAATACGGAGGACGCCAGGAAGCCCGCTGAGCGCATTACAAAGCTTCTAGAAGAAATCAAAGCGAACGGAGCGCTCCAGCAAGGAACACAGCAAAGTATCAAGCACGAGCTTCAGAAAGTGGCTTATAGGAGAAGCAAGAATGGGTAAGCACTACAAGCCCAGGAAAAATCAAAGAATCTTCTACATTCTGGACAAGGACTGTGAAACAGTGCTGAAAACACTGACGGCTTCACAACTTGCCGAGCTTCTAGGAATCAAGAGAGAATATCTAGACATTTATCTGGCAAAGAATCCCACTTTTAGAGGCTGTCCTATAGCGGAAGAATAGACAGGAGGCCGAAGGATGTATGCAATAGCAACCTGCAAAAACAGAAAACAAAAGCAGTATTTCAACCAGGAAATGTCCTGGGATGAATTCACAAAAAAACTAAAAGAAACGACCCGAACAAAAGAGACGGTCGAAGAATATAGAAACATGACGAAGGACCAGCAGTCTAATATCAAGGATGTAGGTGGATTCGTAGCCGGAGAACTAAAAGACGGCCGACGAAATAATCAAAGTGTGTTATCACGCAGCATGATAACACTGGATGCTGACTTTGCAGATAAAGAATTTTTAGAATTGATCCAGATAACGTGCGACTTTTGCAGCGTGATATATTCCACGCATAAGCACACACCGGAAAAGCCAAAATATAGATGGATCATTCCATTACAAAGAGAAGTATCACCGGAAGAGTACGAGGCAATCGCTCGAAAGATTGCAAGTACAATCGGAATGGAATACTTCGACGACACGACCTATCAGCCAGCAAGAATGATGTTCTGGCCTAGCACCAGCAAGGACGGAGAATACATCTGTGAGGAACTAGGAGACAGAAACGAATACCTGAATCCGGATGAGATCCTGGCGCAGTACAGAGACTGGCATGACATCAGCTACTGGCCTCGCTCTAACAGAGAGACAGAACTGCATCACAGTGACATAAGACATCAGGAAGACCCTTTATCTAAGTCCGGATGGATTGGCGCCTTCTGCAGGGCCTACACGATCCAGGAAGCGATTGAGAAATTCATACCAGAGGAATACACGCCGACAGAGGACCCGAACCGTTGGACTTATACGAATGGATCAACAGCCGGAGGCCTAGTTATATACGACGACAAGTATGCATACAGCAACCACAATACGGACCCGACAGGGCAGCAGCTATGCAACGCCTATGACCTTGTAAGGATACACAAGTGGCCAGACGATCCAGCAAGCACAGAACACATGCTCGAACTAATGGAACACGACGAGGGCACCCGGAAGCAGCTTATAGATGACAAGAAAGAACAGATTCACGAGGACTGGGACGACTTCAAGGACGACACCGCGAGGGGTTCGCAAGGGGTAGAAGACAGTAAAGATGAAGTAAACGAGGACTGGCTGGATGCCATGGATGTCGATAAAAAAGGAAACTTCAAGCCCACGACGGACAACATAGTCCGCATACTTTTAAATGATCCAAAACTTAAAAACGGAGTTGGAGGCAACGATTTATTCGCACAGAAACCCGTCAAGAAAGGAAACCTGCCCTGGTGGAACTACAACCCAAGCGACCCGACTTGGACGGATACGGACGACGCGAGTTTCAGATACTATCTGGAAAAGAAATACAACATTGTCGCCAAAGGAAAAGTGGATGACGCCATAGCCTACGTTCAGGAGAGAAACAGCTTTCACCCAGTACGAGACTATCTAGATACACTAGAATGGGACGGCATACCAAGACTAGACACACTGTTTATAGACTATCTAGGAAGCGAGGACTCAGAGTACAGCAGAGCGGTCGCAAGGAAAGCTTTTACTGCAGCCGTGGCCAGAATCTACACACCAGGATGCAAAATGGACTATATGCCTGTACTCGTAGGACACCAGGGTATAGGAAAGAGCCACATGCTGAGCATTATGGGCGGAGATTGGTTCTCAGATTCAATCACAACGATTGCAGGGAAAGAAGGATACGAAGCCTTGCATGGATCCTGGGTGATTGAATGGTCCGAATTATCTGCAGCCAGAAAAGCCGATATCGAGTCCATGAAGCAGTTTATAAGTAAAAGGGACGACCGATACAGAAAAGCCTATGCAAGAAGAGTAACGGATAACCCAAGGCAATGTGTATTCTTTGGAACTACAAACGATGATGAGTTTTTAAGAGATTACACAGGAAACCGAAGATTCTGGCCGATCAACACGGATATATCGAAGGCAAAGAAAGTCGTGTTTGATGATCTACCAAAAGAACGAGACCAGATCTGGGCCGAAGCCAAGCAGAGATTCAAGGAAGGAGAAAAATTATATCTTCAGGGGGAAGCTTTGACCGGAGCTGAACAAATGCAAAAAGAGCACACGTTTACCAGTGTCCGAGAAGATATGGTCCGCGACTATCTAGACAGAAAGCTACCGCAAGATTGGTATGACATGGATCTTTATGCCAGAACCCAATGGTTGGAAGACCCAAGAAACGAAGGCACGGAAGAACGTACAAGGGTATGCCTGCTAGAGGTGTGGTGCGAAGTTTTGAATGGGTCAAAGAATAAATTTACACCGGCGGACCAAAGAGAACTCAAGGCAATCATGGAAAGTTTAGGATGGGTTCGTACTAAAAATCCGTTAAGATTCGGAGGAATTTACGGACGCCAGAAAGCTTATGTTCCGCCGCAGGATGCTTACGCGTATAGCAGAAAAGCCTGACAACGGCTGACAACGCACTCAAAAAATCGAGCGACAACGCGGCAACGGACTGGCAACGGCTAAAATGATAGAGCGTTGCCGGGCTAAAACCGCATAAAATAAGGGTCTGAGATACTTCTGACAACGCGACAACTATAAATTATCTAACTTAATGAATATATAATATATAGGGTAATACAGTACATGTGTACGTATATACGCGCGAGAAAATATAGTATATATATAAAAAGTTTTCTGAACGTTGCCAGGCGTTGCCCGTTGCCACCCCTAAAAATAAACTAGAAAAGGAGACACAGAAATGGAAAGAAATCACATCAGAACATATCGATGTTTTATGGTAGAAATAGACGCGGGAGTCAACCAGGAAACAATGGACCGTTACGGAATCGAAAAGCAGAGCCTGGTCGCTATGGAAGAGTTATCGGAACTACAAAAGGCAATTTCTAAACTGGTACGCAATCCGGAAGAAAGTACAAAGCCATTAGAGTTCAAAGGGCTAAGACATAACCTAATCGAAGAGATGGCGGATGCATTGATTTGTATGAATCAGCTAATCGAGTTTTATCATATTCAAAGACTTGAGATTCAAGAGCTTATTCAAGCAAAACAAGCAAGACAAGCCAAAAGGTTAGAGGAGGAATAGAACATGAAAGAAACTAGAATGTATATCAAATGCGACAGATGTGGAAAAGAAACATCAGTCGGAATCGAAAAGAGCAAGATTGAAAACGGAAAGACAATCGAAACCTGGAAAGGACTTCCAGACGGATGGATCACAACAATTGACAATAAAGATTTGTGTCCAGACTGTGCCGAGCGGTACCGCGAACTTCAAAAGAAGTTCTTCCAGAAATGATAGAAAATCAAGTAGAAAATTATCTGATCAAAAAGGTATCAGCGCTAGGCGGTAAAGCCTGGAAGTTTGTAAGCCCAGGAAACGCAGGCGTGCCGGATAGACTGATCACATATAATTCAAAGGCTTTCTTTGTAGAAGTAAAAAGGCCAGGCGGTAAGCCTAGAGCCTTACAAAAAGCCACAGTAGCCCAAATACGGGCAACAGGTATGAAAGTATACTGCATCAGCACAAAAGCCCAGGTGGACGAATTAACAAATCTGATGCGGTCTGGAATCATACCGGAGGAGCGACACTTTGACAGAATTTAAACCGCATGACTATCAAAAGAAGGCTATCAACTTCGGACTGGATCATAAGAAGTGTGGCCTTCTTCTCCCTATGGGAGCCGGAAAGACCGTAACCACGCTAACGATCATCAGCCTTCTAAAACTAATCGACATAGAAAAAGTTCTGATCATAGGCCCTGTGCGCGTCATAAAGAGCACGTGGCCGGAAGAAATAGAAAAGTGGAGTCACACTAAGGACTTGAGCTATTCAATCATAGCGGGTACTTCAAAGCAACGTGAGAAGGCACTGCAACAAAAGGCAGACATTTACCTCATAGGCAAAGAGAACGTTACCTGGCTAGTAGACAACAAATACTTTGACTTTGACATGGTAGTGATTGATGAATTATCAACCTTCAAGAATCCAAAAAGCCAGAGGTTTAGAGCCCTAAGAAAAGTTATGCCGCTAGCTGACAGATTCATAGGTTTAACCGGAACACCAGCCCCGAAAGGAATCCCGGATCTTTGGAGCCAGATATATTTGATTGACCAGGGAGAAAGATTAGGTCGAACATTAACTCAGTTTCGAGAAAGATATCTAATTCCAGGAAGAAGAAACGGGATGATCATTTATGACTGGAAGCCACAACAGGATGCCGAGGAAAGAATTTATAAGAAAATAAGTGACATATGCATGAGTCTGGATCAGGCAGACTGTGCCAAACTTCCACCGGTTCAGTACTTAAAAAAATCAATCGAGCTACCTCAAAAAGCGATGACAGAATACCACGCTTTCAAACGTGAGAAGGTTCTGGAACTAGACAACAACGAATCACTGCTAGCAGCCAACGCTGGAGTGCTATGTGGTCAATTGCTACAAATGACATCCGGAGAAATCTATAAACGCGATCAGCTAGGAAACAAACTCGAAGAAGTAGCAACCCTTCACGCCGCTAAACTTGAGGCGCTAGACGACTTGATCGAATCCGCAAACCAGAACCCGGTGATGGTGTTTTACTACTTCAAGCACGAGCTGAAACGAATCAGGGAACATCTAAAGAAACAGAAACTGGAAGTCCGCAGCCTTGAGAACGAGGACGACGTTCGAGATTGGAACGACGGAAAGATAGACGTGCTGCTTTTGCATCCAGCAAGCGCAGGACACGGGCTTAACCTTCAACGTGGTGGACATATTGCAATCTGGTACACACTTCCAAACTGGAACCTTGAACTATATCAGCAGGCAAATGCCAGAATCTACAGACAAGGACAGAAACAAAACGTGACAATTTATCAGATCATAGCTAGAGGCACAGTAGACGAGGACATGCTGAATGCACTAGAACACAAGAACATAACACAAAAAGCCTTAATCGAAGCTTTAAGGAGGTAAAACATGACTTATGATGAATTAATTCCAGAATTAAAAACGGTGCGCTACTGCTGTCACCGTTTGATTGAACTGAATCAGGAATTGGAGGTACTAAACCACCAGACAACAGGCCTTGCAAAGTCTGGAGGAATCGAACTGACTGCAGAACAGAAAAGAAGCAAGTGGCCTATGCCGACGTATCAGCATCAGTACCACAGTCCACTCGGTTTATTTGAAGAGATATCAGCCAAAGAACAAGAACTGCATCACTTCCAGAAAAGACTGATGGATCTAAGATGGACAGAACTTCTCGATTTGCAAGACCAGAACATTCTATGGGATCTGTACATTCATAGAATCAAAGCTGAAGAAGTTGCTGAGAAATATGGATACACAAGACGAGGACTATATAAACATCTGATGGCGGAAGTAAAAAAGCTCACAAAAAGCTAAAGAGTTCCCACTGTGTACCACTTTAAAGTGGTATATTAGTACTTGTAAAAGAGGACCGATAGAAAAGGGCCCTCTTTTCTTTTACCCGGAGCGTCCTCCTTTCTAAAAAAACGAGTGCTTTCTAGTCAACGTCAACATCAACAACCGCTAAGACAAATCGTGGGATTAATTTTAGTATTTCAGCGCTCCGGGTAATCATAGACAACAAAGAAGCCTTAGAAGCTAAACAGGATAGACCTCTCATTGGAGAGAACACTGAGCTGCTAACGCTTCTTTTTTAATACAACAGAGGTGAACACACATGAACATTACAGACATAAGAACATGCGACCTGAAGCCTTACGAGAACAACCCACGACTCAACGAAGATGCCATCGATTTAGTCGCAGCATCTATCGAGGAGTTCGGATTTAAGCAACCGATTGTGGTGGATAAAGACCTGATCATCATTGCAGGACACACGAGATGGAAGGCAGCGCAAAAGCTAGGCCTTGAGATTGTCCCATGCATCCAGGCCGACGATCTAACACCAGCACAGGTGAAAGCCTACCGATTGGCAGACAACAAAGTCGCGGAAGCAGCACAATGGGACCTTGACGCTTTACAGTTTGAACTGGAAGAGTTAGACAACATGGACTTTGATATGGAACCATTCGGATTTGAAACGGAAACATTCGACGAACAAATCGCAGAGGACGACAACTTCGAGCCAGAGATTCCGGAAGAACCAACAACCAAAAGAGGACAATGCTGGATGCTAGGAAGGCACAGACTAATGGTCGGAGACAGTACCAAACGCCAGGATGTAGAAAAGCTTTGCAGCGACGCTACTATAGATCTGGTCGTAACTGATCCACCGTATAACGTAGCCTTAGGACAACACATGAGACCAAGCGAAGCCAAACAGCTACACCGAAGAACCGACGGACTGGTCATTGATAACGACTCATGGGAAGATGACGAGGGCTTTATCGAGTTTTTAAAAGTAGCCTTCGAGAACATGACAGAACAGCTCAAAGCCGGAGGTGCCTTTTATATTTGGTACGCATCCACACAGAGTAAGAACTTTCTGGAAGCAGCAGAACGCGCAGGCCTAAACATCCGACAAACCTTGATCTGGAACAAGAACACATTCGCACTGGGTCGCCATGACTACCAGTGGAAACACGAGCCATGCCTTTACGGATGGAAAGATGGCGCAGCCCATTACTTTGTCAACACCAGAAACCTTGTAACCGTACTCGAAGACACAGAAAACCTGGACATTGATGGCATGAAGAAGGATGAACTTAAAAACCTTCTAAAATCAATCCTGGGGGGGTGCAAGGACACAACGATTCTGGACGAGAAGAAGCCCACGAAATCAGATCTGCATCCAACCATGAAACCAATTCCACTGATTGCAAGACAGATCAAGAACAGCAGCCGAACTGGAGAAAATGTGCTGGACCTATTCGGAGGTTCAGGCTCCACTCTTATGGCTTGCGAACAGCTAGGACGGAGGTGCTTCATAATGGAGTATGATCCACACTATGCCGATGTAATTATCAAGCGCTGGGAAGATTACACCGGAGAACAGGCGGAGTTAATCGAGGATGCCCGCTAAGGGACTAGCTGGGCGCACGAAAAGTGAAGCGGCAAGACAGCGCAAAGACCCAATGCAAAACCTGAAGCCATTCACGAAAGAGAATGCAGCAGAGATGGGACGCAAGGGCGGAGCCGCAAGCCAGAAAGTCCAGAAAAAGAAAAAGAAGCTGAAACAATGCCTGGCCGCAATCCTAGAGTTGGAGCCAAGCGAAAGAAACAAAGAAAAGCTGATCGACATGGGATTAGAGGACGAGGAACTCAGCAATCAAATGCTTTTAGCTGCAACCATGTTCAATAAAGCCACACGCGGAGACGTAAGGGCAGCAGAATTCATTCGAGACCTTACAGGACAGCAACCCGTTACTAGTTTAGACAGAGCCAGAACGAAGCTGATGAACGCACAAGCGGAACAAATCAAGAGACAAGGCGACCCTTCTAAAGAGATTACAAAACTGGATCTTTTATTGAAAGCTATGGACACAGTAGCCGGAGACGATAGTGGAACTAACTGAGAAACAGAAAGAGTTCTGGAATCATAAACCAAGCCGCTGGAATATAAAAGAAGGGGCTACACGTAGCGGAAAGACATGGCTGGACTATTACATCATCCCGAAACGGATTCGAGCTATAGAGGGCCTTCCAGGCCACGTGTTTCTCATAGGAAACACAAAGTCGACACTTGAAAGAAACGTTCTAGAACCCATGCGAGAATTATATGGTCCAGAACTAGTTGGAAGAGTAAGACCAGACAACACGGTAAAGCTTTTCGGTCGTATGTGCTACGCAATAGGCGCAGACAAAGAAAGCCAGGTCACAAAGATACAAGGGGCCTCAGTAGCGTACTGCTACGGGGATGAAGTCGTAACCTGGAACAAAAAAGTTTTTGACATGCTAAAGTCGCGTCTAGACAAGCCTTATAGCTGCTTTGACGGAACATGCAACCCGGACAACAAGAACCATTGGTTTTTAAAGTTTCTAGAATCAGGAGCCGACATCTTCCGACAGAAATACACGATTGAAGACAACCCGTTTCTTCCAGAGGAATTCGTGGAGAACTTGAAACTCGAATATCGAGGGACAGTCCTATACAACAGATACATACTAGGAGAATGGTGCAACGCGGAAGGGCTACTCTTTCCACAGTTTGCAGACAATCCAGACGAGTGGGAAGTCAAAGGAGAACTCCCACTTTTTAACATGATCAACATAGGCCTGGACATAGGTGGAACACGTTCACACAGTAGCCTGATCGTAACGGGAATCACGGCAGACCTTTCTGAGATTGTAACCTTTGCAGAACGGAAAGTCGTACACGCTAAAGGAACTATAGATGCCGAAAGACTTTGCACAGAGACAGTCGACCTGATCAGAGCTTTATGGATTCAAGGCTTCGTGGTATCAAGCGTTTTTGTAGATAACGCAGAACAAGTCATTTTGAACAGTATACGAGTAGCCGTACAAAGGGCAGGCTTTCCAACCAATGTGATGGATTGCCGCAAGATAGACGGAAAGACTAGGATTCTGACATACAACATGATGCTGAACCGACACAAGATGAAGTTCCAGGCAGTACCTATGGTGGTGGAAAGTTTAAGCACAGCCCTATACGATACAAAATCGAAGGAAGACAAGATTCTGGACGACTTTACAACCGACGTCGATACATTCGACGCCCATTTCTACAGTTGGTCGACATATATGGACCTAATCACAGGAAGGAGAACTTAAATGAGAATTTTATTCACAATACTAAAGGACTTAGGATATCCTGTGAGCCAGGAAGTCCAGGACTACTACAACAAGATTCAATTCTGGAACGATTGGTGGAAAGGCTACGTTCAAGAATTTCATAAATACCAGATCAAGAACGAAAGTGGAAACAGCAGAGAAGTAAAGCGCAAGCAAATGCGAATGGCTAAGAAAATCTGCGAAGACTGGGCCGATTTACTTCTAAACGATAAGACTCGAATTCTTGTAGAGTGTGATGACCACGGGACTGACGCCACACAAGAATTCTTGACCGGAGATAAAGAAGATCAGAACGGCGGAGTTTTAGGAAACAGCAAGTTCTGGAAGCTAGGAAACAAAGCGGTCGAGAGAGAATTCGCACAAGGGACCGTGTGCTTCTATCTGCAGCTTGTAAATCCAACAGTAAACAAAGGTCAGCTAAGTGCCCAGAGCGTACAAATTAAAGCTATCAAGGACGCGCAGAAAATAGTGCCGTTGACCTATGACGAGGAAGACATCTCAGAAATTGCATTAGCTAGTGAATACACACAAAACGGGGATAGATTCCTGTACATCCAGGTCTTCAAGCAAGAGCAAGAAGGCTACCAAATCTACAACCATTACTTCAAGATCAACAGCGTATCAGGAGACGCTGTAGGCTATGAAAGAGTATCAGCGCCACACGGCGAAGCAATCAGTTACAAGCTACCTTGTAAGCCTTTTGTGATCCTAAAGCCTAATGTTGAAAACAACATAGCAGACGTACCATTAGGGATGTCGATCTACGCAAACGCAATTGACATGCTAGAAAGCTGCGACTTGGCATACGACAATTTATTCATGGATACCCTGCTAGGAAAGAAAAAGGTTTTCATGGATCAGGCGTTATTCAGCATGAAGCCAACAGCCTACGCGCTAAACGATAAAGGTGAACAAGTACCAGTAAGGCAAGAACCAGACGTCGGTGCGACTTTGGAGAAATCTCTATACGTAAGTACGGGAACACAAGTAAGCCCAGACAAGCCTCGACTTTTTGAGGAATACAATCCAAGCCTTCGAGTTGACGAGAACAAAGAGAACGTTCAATTCAATCTAAATCTTTTATCAAGTAAATGTGGGCTTGGGCAAAATAGATATCAGTTCAACATCCAGAACATGACCACAGCAACTCAAGTTCGTGCTAGTAATAAAGAATTAACAGAAAGCGTCTGGAAGCAACGTATCGCAATCCAGGACGCCCTTACAGAGTTGACGAGATCAATTATCATCCTAGGCAAAGAGAAGTGCCACATATCCGGGCTTGATCCAGACGTTCGCATCACAATTCAATTTGACGATACCATGTTTTCAGATGAGGAAGCGGAACGACTTCGAATGCTTCAGGAAATCTCGGCCGGCATCCTACAGAAATGGGAATATCGCGTTCGATACTACGGAGAAGACGAACAGACCGCACGCGAGATGACAGGAGAAACAGAAAACCCAGCAGACAGAATTCAAAGTACGTTCTTCCAGCAAGATGAAAAACAAGACGACAAGGAGCCAGAGGGTGAAGCCTAATGCTAGAACCGAAATATCTGCAGAACGTAGGTGACGACCTAGAAAAGCTATATCAGGAACTGGCTACAGAAATACTAGTGGACATAGCGGAGCGGATCAAGATGAATCAGGACGCTATGACAAGCACTGCGGAGTATTTAAACAACAAACTAAAGCAGCTAGGACTCCAGCAAGACTGGATTAACAAAAGATTAGCTGAGATACTTCACACTTCTGAAGAAGAAGTCGACCGGGTCATGCAACAGAGCGCTTATAAGAGTATCCGTGACACATTCGACAGACTAGAGGCTGGAGGATACGACACAAGCGGCTTAGAATTTTCGGATCAGATCAAAAAAGGAACATCAGCACTGTGGGGAGACATCCAGAACCTTACAAGGACCACAGCTCAACTGGCTAGCGACACTTTTATGAGATACTACGACATGGCTTATCTTCAGGTATCAAGCGGAGCTTACTCACTAGATCAAGCAACCGCAAACACAATAGACAAGCTATGCAGAGAGGGCTTAACAAAAGTATCCTACCCAAGCGGTGCTCAACGATCAATCGAGGCGGCCGTTCGATTGGCAGTACGAACCGCAGTAAACCAGAACGCCCTGGCTTGCGAGAAATCAGTCATTGATGAGCTAGATATAAACCTAGTACAGGCAAGTGCACACATGGGAGCCAGACCAAGCCACGCAGCCTGGCAAGGAAAAGTGTTCTGGGTAAACTATCCGGAAGGAAATTACGAGAACTTTTATGAAGCCACAGGATACGGAACAGGCGCAGGACTTGGCGGATGGAACTGTAGGCATTCATTTACTGCATACTTTCCAGGAATAAGCGAGGATTACAACAAGCCTGTAAATCCAAGAGAAAATGAAAGAATATACCAGATGGAACAAAGGCAACGCTCATATGAAAGAAATATGAGAAAGTGGGACAGAGAGCGCCGTGTGAAAGCCGCAGCAGGGCTAGACACGACGAAAGAAGATTACTGGTATAAATACAACAGGATGAGACTGAAGGAGCTTGTGGACGCTTCTAGGGGCCGATTAAAGAGAGACTATTCAGCCGAGAAGATAGGCGGAGCTAAGGGCAGACCTTACAAGTCTGTAAGAATACCGAAGAAACAATTGGATTATAAGGCCCCACAAGAAGCAGAAAAAGGAAAGTCGAAAAGGAACAAGGACCGCGTTAACTGGGAGATTGTAAATTCACCAGAATATAAAAAGAAATTCAGTTCGATAACAAATAATGAACAAACCAATAGCACTCTATACAAAAAGGCTATAGACATTCTAAAAGATAAGTCCGGAACAGAATACGAAACGCTTCACTTAATAGATTTAGATACCGGAAAAGTGGTAGCTACATCAGCACATACCAAAGAACCACAGACAGTGAGAGCTAATAAAGAAGTACTGAAAGCCGTTCGAAAAGCTAAGCCTAGGACTTTGGTTGGCATACATAACCACCCTAATTCGCTACCACCTAGCGGTTCAGACTTTTCAGCAGCAAAAAATCGAGAATACTACGTCGGTGTGGTAGCATGCCATAATGGCGATGTATGGGTATATAAAGCTCGAAAGCCTGTAACTTCATACATCTTTGATATGAAGGTTGCGAATTATAAAAATGAAGGGTATACTGACCTTGAGGCGTACGAAAAAGCTATGAGAAAAATAGGAAAAGATTATGGCTTGGAATGGAGAAAGCTATGACACAAGATAGAATACAAGAAATTTATAAAAGCTTAGAACCATGGAAAGACTTTGACGGAGTGCCCCCAGTACTTCTTGATTTGTCAAAAGAGGAATTGGATGAACTAATTAAGCTAGAAGAACAGAAATTAAAAAATTTGAAAGACTAGAACACAACTAAATAAGGACAAAAACCGTGCTAGGAATGGCGCGGTTTTTATTATGCCCTAAGCACGGCATATAAAAGGCTTGAATACCCCTCGGCACGGGATATAAAAGGCCGGACTCGATACTGGAGTGAACCAGATATAAAAAACGCAGGAGGACAAAATGGAGTTTTTAAAAGAAATCTTAGGTGAGGAATTGTATGCACAGGTTGCAGCTAAGCTAGAAGGAAATAAAGACGTAAAATTAGCAAACCTTGCCTCAGGAGAATACGTCTCTAGAGCAAAATACGACAGCGACATGCAAGCCAAAGAAACGCGCATTCAAGAGCTTACACAAAGCGTCAAGGATTTTGACGGAGTAGACGTAAAACAACTACAAAAAGACGTCAACGATTGGAAAACAAAATACGATCATGACTTGGAAGAAACAAAACGTGACAGCGCAATTCGTTTAGCTATCGCAAAATCTGGTACCTTATCTGAAAAGGCCTTGATGGGATTACTAGATAAAGACAAGATCAAGTTTGATAAAGACGGAAAATTAACAGGACTTGACGAACAAATCGAAGCTATCAAAAAAGAAGATAGCTTCTTATTTAAGGCGGCTGAGCCAAACAAGCCAAAAGGTGACGATGTAAGACTTGATGGAGATCACGGAGGAAGTCCGAAACCAGAGGCACCAACAACTCTAGCCGGCGCAATTTCAGAATACTACAAAAAATAGGAGGAACTAAAAGATGCCAATTACATTAGAGCAATCAAAAGTCGGTTTAGCCGATCACGTAGACCAGCAGGTCATTGACGAGTTCCGCAGGGACTCTTTTATTTTGGATCGTTTAACTTTCGATAATGCAGTATCACCAGGAACAGGTGGCTCGACATTAACTTATGGCTATTTGCAATTAAAAACACCATCAGTGGCTGAAGGTCGTAAATTGAATAGCGAATACACAGCAGGAGAAGCCGTAAAGACCCAGAAAACAACAAACTTAAAAATCTTCGGTGGAGCCTACGAAGTAGACCGTGTATTAGAAGACACAGCAGCAAGCTCAGAAATCGCATTCCAGTTAGCTCAGAAAATCATTGCAGTAAAGAACAAATTCCACTATGACTTCATTAACGGAAAGTCAACAGCCAAAGGAACTGCTGCAACAGATAACACAAGCTTTGATGGTTTGGATGTATTAGTAAAGGGGACAAATACGGAAGAGAAAAACGCAGATGCAGCCTTTGATTTATCGACAGCAGCAAAGATCAAAGAAAACGCAGATGCCTTCACTTTTGCATTGGATTCTTGGTTATCAACTTTCTCTGTAAAACCAGACGCTTTATTAGTAAACCGCAAGACAGCTACTGTTCTAAAAACAATCGCTAAAATGCAAGGATACTACACAAGATCAGAGAACAGCTTCGGCCAAGGTGTAGACAACTACGACGGAATCGCAATCGTTGACATGGGAGAATACTACAATGGAACCAAATCCTTGATGTGCGTACCTATCGACGACTCAACAGGAACGACAAGCATTTACGCTGTAAAATTCGGATTGGATGCCGTGCACGCAGTAAGTCCACAAGGACAAAAAATCATCCACCAATACATGCCAAACTTAAGCGAACCAGGGGCCGTTAAAAAAGGTGAAGTAGAAATGATTGCTTCTATCGTTTCTAAGGACACTACAAAAGCCGGTGTATTCCGTAATGTACAAGTAGCTCCTGTCGCAATGTAAGGAGATAAAGTGTGATTCTAAGCTTTGAGGAATACACAACCTTAGGTGGAACGCTACTGGATGAAGTAGAATACGCACAGATAGAACCAAGAACCGAAAGCCTTTTAGAAGCCTACATTCGAGAGAGGATTCCATACTGGAAAGTTCAGGCTTTGAAAGACTACGACATGGATCTAAAAAAAGCAGTCCTATACCAGATTGACTTCATAGAAGCACATGGCGGGATGGATTGCTTCGTAGGTTCTAGTGATATGAACTTCACAGGCGCAACCACAAGCGGCTTCTCGTATTCCGTAGATAATGCGAAAACGATAAGGTTCCATGACATACCCTTATCAAGCCTAGCAGTATCAGAGCTCGATTACCAATTACTCAAAGCAGGACTAGCCTGCCAGGCGATATGGTAAAAAGCCCGAGATGGCTTAGGCCGCACACAATAAAAGTCATGAACATTCTAGGAGAAGAAAACCTGGAAGAAACTACGTCAACAGTAACGGTCCAACACGTAAAGGTTTCCAAGACAAAGGCCCGGACTTATGGACAGACGGGCGCCAGTAATTCCGATACGATCCTCATAACGATAGACGTGAACGATTATAAGGCGGACAAGGTTCTAGTTCCCCCTTCAGAATTTAAGACGCCAGACAAGCAGTTCACAATTAGAACCGGGGACCGTATCGAAGTACACGGCGACAATTACGAGATCACAAATGTGAATATCCTAAACCCCTTAAGAAACACACCGGAATTCATAGAGGTAACATGTGAGTGAGTATCATCTAAAAGTTATAGTCGATATCCCGGTGGCACAGCTACAGGCCCGAGGAACGAAAGCGCTCCGCCGATCTAGATTGAGGCTTAAGCAGCTTATCGTTCAAGACACGAACAAAAACGTGCCTATCGGAAAAGGAACGCTGAGAACATCAGCTTTAAGATGGGCGGCACAGGATAACGACTGGATCATATGGGATACGCCATACGCGCACTTCCAACATACAGGAAGGGTGATGATTGGAACTCATAGCCACAGTCCATGGGCCAAACATGGAGAAACAAAAGTCTATACAACTCGAAGTTTGAGCTATAGACAAGGAGGTTCTGAGTGGTGGCCTAAAACATTGAAGGCACGAAAGAACGCCTGGATGGAAGGCGTGAAAAAGTTTTTTAAGGAGGAATTCAGATGAGTGAAGAGAAGATCATAAAGCTGGAAGACGTAAAGCAGGTTGAAGACGGGCTGTATAGCTTTTTTTCTTCAATCAATATCAACAACATACCGTGGTGCCTGGAGTACTTCAACGACTCCAAGCACACCGCCTTACTTTTCAAAAGCAGCGGATATACGGAAGAAATAGAACACTATCTGGGTGGTGGCTACAGGGCTACTTACCCATTTGAAATTTATATTCAAGCAAGTAGAAAGGACACGAAAGCACGTCTGGACTTATCCAGAATCCTGTATGCACTAGTACAGGCACTCGCGGAAGAGGGGGAGCAAGGTTTTCCAAATCTTGCACTGGATGAAGCGATACCACAAGAGGTCACGCTCACAACGCTACCTTCAGACTACACGGGAGAAGAGGCTACGCTTTCAACTTTCTACTGCTCTATGACATTAACCTACGAAAAGAAAGGAAGGTTTGAATAATGGCAGCAGCAGAACTACCTAAAAGAGAGATCAAAGTCGAAGAGAATCTACATTACGTGAAATTCACAGGCTCAGAAAGCTACGTTCTAGCCAACAAAGGACTGACTAACTGGGAGCAAGCCATGAATGCTACAACAGATGATGGCGTGCAATATATCGGAGAAGCAGGAAGCCAAAGCCAGGTTACAGGCTATGCGCCTACAGTATCTTACGAGGGCCGAGCATATCCTGGGGACGCCTTTAACTACTGGCTATACTTGCAAGGTAAAGAACAGAAAGTTGGTTCTACTTTTGAAGAAATCGAAGTAGAAACATGGAACGAGAAAACAGCTAAGTCTGGTAACTTTGTAGCATATCAAAGAATCTATGAAGTGCAACCAGACAACCCAGGAAGTGGAGAGGCCGGAGCTAAGCTAACATGCTCTGGAACATTCGCACAACAAGGCGATCAGGTAAAAGGAACGTTTAACATTAAGACGAAAACATTTACCGCAGACAGCGCCACAGAGTAAAGCACTTAACAACATAAGGAGGACATCATGGAACTAAAGTTAAAAAAGCAGCTATTAAAAGAAATCGACATTGACGGACACAGATTCTTAGTCGATGTAAAGGACACTTCTAAAATTGAAGCTCTAGAAAATTGGGCAACAGAACAGAATGCACTTAGCAAATTCGGAAAAGGATCACTAGAGGACTGCCCTGCTTTGATTGATAAGATTCTAGGAGATGGAGCCTTTGAGACTTTATTCAAAGGATACGAAGAAAGCTCGGCACAGTTTGAACTTTGCTTCACATTGCACAGCATCTTCCAGGATGATTTTTTAAAAGATCAACAGGCAAAAGTCGCGGAAGAAGAAAAGAAAAATCTGGACAAAATCGACAAGCTTTGCGAATCTATGGACAAATTTAACAGGACATTAGAATACGCAGACAAACGATACGGAGGAAGAAATGCTGTGGCTAAAGAGAGAAGATCTTCCGGAAAGCGTAGACGTTAACGGAACGATCCTACCTATCTTTGCAGACTTTAGAACCTGGGTCCGAGTTGACAGCGTTATACAAGATAACGCAATACCAGAGGAACTGAAGCTGCCCGTTATTTGTGATCTAATAGGAATCAATCCGTTTGCCTTTAAAGGCGATCAGAAAGACCTATGGGATGCAATAATGGGCTTTTATTTTTGCGACAAAAAGCCTAAAGAGTCTTATGCCAAGACAAACGGACGACAAGGCTATCGGTTCGAATACGATATGGACCTTATATATGCAGCGTTTAGACAGCAGTACAATATAAATCTTTTAGACGCCAAGCTTCATTGGTTTGAATTTAAGGCACTTTTTAATGCCCTAAGCGACGATACTATGATCATACGGGTTATTGGATACAGAACCAGAGATATTTCAAATCTTAAAGGAGAGGAGAAGACTCACGCACAACGCCTAGAAAAGTATTACCGCCTGCCTGAGGATAAGGGACCAGAAAAGGAAAGAACACCGCAAGAAATAGAAGCAGAACTTCTGGCCAGATTAGAAACCTAGGAGGTTGAGAAAATGGCATCAGGAGCTGATGGAACAATTAAAGTCAAGTTAGGACTTGACGATAGCGAATACAAAAGTGGCCTTAGCGGAGCGCATAAAAGTGCGGAAAGCTTCGCAGACAAAGTGAAGTCAACCTTCGTGGGCGCAACAGTATTCAAAGCCGCCAGCAAAGGTTGGGACTTAATATCTGGATCAATCGGAAAAGCAACCGCCCGATTAGATGCCATGCAAAAAGCTAAACAAGTTATAGGAGTTTTAGCAGGAAGCAGCGAAAAAGCTGCAAAGGTTGTAAATAATTTAAGTGATGCTGTAACGGATACCGCGTATGGATTAGACACAGCCGCCACTTCAACACAAAAACTGGCTACATCAGGGCTAGGCTTAGATAAATCTACTCGAATGGTAAAGGACATGATGGATGCCATTTCTTTTTATGGAGACGGAACAAACGAAACCTTAGCTAACACAGTAGACGCAATCGCAAAAATGAACGCCTCTGGAAAGATTTCAGCCGATCAGTGGCAACGTTTGACAGATGCAGGAATCCCTGTCTTAAAGATTTTCGCAGAGAAGACGGGGAAAAGTATGGCGGAAGTATCAGATGCATTCTCCAAAGGCCAGATTAGTGCGCAGGAATTCAACGACGTACTGATGGATGCGCTAGAAAACGGAACAGAATCCTTTCCAGCAGTAGCAGGAAAAGCCAAAGAGATGGCCGGAAGCTTTGCGACAAGCTTCACGAATATGTCGGCACGTATCGCAATCGGTATCGCTAACATCATCACGGCTTTCAACGACTTTTTAGCAGATAACAGCTTACCCACAATTCAAGAAATGATTGCAAACTTCGGTTCTGTAATCAGAGACGGATTAAACTGGATTGCAGAAGAAGTGCCAAAAGTACTGAACGCAATCAAGGAGTTCTTCGCGCCAACAGCGGAAGCAATTAAAGCAGCAACAGAAAAAATTCAGGAAGCCTGGAACAATGTACGAGATACAATCGCACAGAAGCTAGACTCCAACGATTCCTTAGACTTCGTAAAAAGTGCCTTGGAAAGAATCAGAGATATTCTGCCAATTCTTGTAGAAAAAGTAGGAGAGTTCGTCGCAGCCTTTATCGAAAATCTTCCAAACATTATAGACAAAGTACAAACTGTAGCAGATACGATTCAAGGACTTATGCCTTTAATTGCCGCTGTAGCCGGAGCTTTTGCAGCTTGGAAAGAAATCAAGGCTGTTAGCGACATTGCAAATACAATCGGGGATGCCGGAAAGAAGATCAAGACATTCAGTAGTCTAGTATCGAAGGGCTCCGGATTGATTGATGGCCTAGCCTACGCTGCATCATCAGGAACGGGCATATTTGCGAGTATGGCCGAATCCTTCACACTAGCTGGCGGAGGCCTTTCAGGATTAAGCGCAGCTCTAGGAGTAATCGGTGGGCCTATCACATTAGTGATCGTAGCTATCGGAGCACTAGTAGCTGCATTCGTTTATCTATGGAACACGAGCGACAGCTTCAGAGAATTCTGGATCAATCTATGGGATGGCATAAAGGAAACTACTGGCCAGGTTATAGATGGGATCGTTAATTTCTTCACAGTAACAATTCCAGAAGCTTTTCAAAGCTTTGTAGACGCAGCACAGAACCTGGCTACACAAGTAGTTCAGTTTTTTACGGTAACGATTCCCGAAGGCATAAACACACTAGTGACAAACATTCAAACGTTCTTCGGGACAACAATACCTTACTGGATCGGATACGCTGTAGGATTTATTTTAGGAAAATTAATCGAATGGGGTGCAAGCCTAGTGCAATTCGTAACGCAGGACATCCCGCAGTTTATATCTGGAATCGTCGAGTGGTTCACCCAGCTACCTGGCATGGTTTGGACATGGCTTCTTGAGACAATCAACAAGACAGCCGAGTGGGTGAGTCAAATGATCCAGAAAGCCGTTCAGGCAGGGCATGACTTTGTATCAAATGCGATCAACTTTATCTCACAATTACCTGGTAAAGTATGGACTTGGCTATCAAGTACAATCAGCAATGCTGCAAGTTTTGCAAGTCAGTTTGTACAGCAAGCGATTCAAGCAGGACAGAATTTCTTCAATGGAATTGTAAACAAGGTAAGAGAAATACCCGGTCAGATGCTATCTATTGGCTCGGATATCGTAGGCGGTATTAAACGAGGAATCAACAACGCATGGAGTGGATTGACTGGATGGCTTGGAAATATGGCCAAAGGCCTTATTGACGGCGTAAAAGGAGCCCTAGGAATCGGGTCGCCTTCAAGACTATTCGCAGATCGTATCGGTAAATGGATTCCGGCCGGAATCACGCTAGGCGTAGAAAGAGCTATGCCAAAGGCTAAGGCCTTTATGGGACGCATGTCTAGCGATTTACTAGAAGCAGCTAACATGGACAGCCTAACTTCAAGATTGGCCTTAGAACGCAATCCAGGAGGCCAAGGATTAGGGGGAGGAACGACAACAGTCTATCAGGTAGATCAGACTATAAATTCAGCGAAGGAACTAAGACCTAGCGAAATCGCGCAAGAAACAGAAAGAATGGTTAGGAGGTTAGCATGGGCGTAACAGTAATATACACAAACAGCCTGGGGAAATCAGTTGAGTTTTCCGAGGCCTCAGGCATACGACTAACAACGCTAGACGGAATCTCTAAAAACGAGATCACTTTATCAGAATCAAGCGTTTCGAATCAAATCGGGACAACGGTGTCCGGAGTTTCTATTGAGCCTAAGGACATCACCTTAGAGGGACGCTTTAAATACAACGCAGACACTAGAAAAAAACTTCTAGCTGTAATCCTTCCTGGAGTATCAGCAACACTGCGTTATATCAACACAAGAGCTGGGGTCGACGTATATTGGAAAGTTGAACCTAAAACAACACCTATCATCACACTCAATGAAACTTGGCAGAAATTCCAGATTGTATTGAGGGCTCCATTTCCATACGCAAGACGTGCAAAGGAAACAAAGGTGACCTTCCAGAGATTGAGGTCGCTTTTTAAATTTCCTCGCTCCTTTTCAAATGCAGAGCCTTGGAAAATATCAGAAAAGATTCTAAGCCCACTAGTGACAGTCGACTACAAGGGAAGCATAAACACTGGCTTTCTTTTGACAATGAAATCAGAGACAAAAGTGAAAAATCCGAAAATACTAAATGTGTATACTCAAGAACACATATCCTTCGGACAAGTGGCAGACCTAGAAATGAATATTGGGGATGTGCTAGAAATAAGTACATATGCAAACGAGCAATACTGCCACTTGATACGAAACGGAGAAGTAGAAAATATTTTCTGGATGACAGACTACGATTCCGAGTTTTTTCAGATTCGGCCCGGAGAAAATGTACTGAATTATACCGCAGAAGAAAACCCAGGAAGCCTGGATGCGCTTCTACGATTTGAAGAAGTACTGGCGGGGGTATAGATATGCACTATTATGTTTACGACAGAGAAGGAAAACGACAAGGACCGCTCCAGAACATAACCAGCGTGCAATGGAATCCAAAATATTACGAAACAGGGAAAGCCGAGATTCATGTGGAATATACGGAGTTCAATACGAAATATTTACAGAAATGGAATCGAATCGTTTGCAAGGAAAGAAACGAGATTCTCTTTATAGAATCCGTAGAAAGACTTGCAAAAGAAATTGTAGTACTTGGTCATATGGACAACTTGGAGGACCGCATAAACCTCTATACTTTGACCGTTCGAAATGTAGAACAATCGCTGCTCGGTAATTTTGAAAAGAACAAACGTGAATTGGATATAGTAATCGGAGAAAATACGGGTCTTCCTGGAAAGCTTGAGAACGCATCCGACACAACATACGACACGCTCAGGACTATGGCTCAGAAATACTGCCAGCTAGTAGGCTACGGATACAGAGAAGTTCTAAAAGGGACTACACTGAATTACTTCGAAATCTACACAGGATCAACAAAGAACAAGCTGAGGTTTTCAGATAGACTCGGAAACCTAATCTCGCAAACTTTTATCGAGGATATATCAGGATATAAAAACTACGCTTACGTGTATGGCGAAGAATCTGGATCAGAACGAAAAAGTGTGATTGTGGATCTTCGAACAGGAGACGAGCCAAGAATGGAGCTATATGTGGATGCCCGAGATTTACAGTCTACATATACTGATGCATCAGGCAACGAGCAAACCTATACGGAAGAAGAATACAACAACATGCTAAAAGAGAGGGGCCTCAATAAGCTAGCAGAGGCTAGAAAAGGCTCTTCTAAATTTGAATTTGAAATTGATGCGGATGACAAGAAGGCCGTCCTTCAAAAGGATTTTGACCTAGGAGACGTGATACCGTGTCTAAGCTTTAAATTCAATTTATTTACGTTTGCAAGAATAACAGGCCTTAAGTTTGTAGAAGAAAGCAACTTACAGACGCAGGTCACTCTTGAATTAGAACTTATAGAGGTTCAAGAAAGCGCAACAAAAATGAAAGGAGGGGGCTCATGACAGCATACCCTTTAGACAATACGGAGTATCTGGCAGAAGATCTGCGGATGTTCCATGCCGGGAGAACACCTGGCCTTTTTAATATCACCGGTGAAGACTTCAAAGTAAAAATTGCCGGCGGTATGAATATATCAGTCAGTAACGGGCTCGCCTTTTTAAAGACATCCAGCGACGGAATAGGTGGTATCGTTTACTCGCCTAAAGACGAAATTACCCTGACAGCTACCGTCGCTACAAACTACACTAGATACGACTACGTGGCCATTCGATATGATAAGATCAGCAATTCATGCGGTCTTGTATATCAGGAAGGAACGCAGTCAATGCCTACGCCTATTCGAAATCTAGAACAATACGAGCTGATCATTGCGATTGTAGTTTTAAAAGCATCAGCTGGAGAAATCACGCCAGAAATGATTCAAGACGTAAGACTTGACGAAAACTACTGCGGACTAACGGTTGATACTTTAACGCGAGTACCAACACAAGAACTATATAATCAATTCCAAAGTTTCTATGAAAGAATCCAGAAAGAAAATGAGGACACTCAACATGCCAACGGCGAGAAATTCAGAAAATGGTTCGAATCTTTAGAAGAAACGCTTCAGGGTGAAGTCGCAACGGCACTAGCTGGCCGCATTCTAAACCTTGAAAATATGCTTCTAGACAATCACATTTATACAGAGCTTCAAGTTGACGTGGACAACACTCTAACCGACGAAGAGGGCACAAACATATTTGCGGACTGGAAGTATCAGGTTCAGTAGGTACGATCATGAGACAAGGGACAACACCAACTCTGGTCATTCACACATCAGGACTCAAGCTAGAGAAACTAACAAGTCTATATTTAACGATTGAACAGAACGGGACTATTCTAACAAAAAGAATGGAAGACCTAGCGATTGAGGAAAATAATGTGGCCGTAACGCTAACCCAGGAAGAGACACTTCAATTTATGCCTGGACGATATCAGGTACAAATTCGAGCTATCACCGAAGAAGGAACGGCTATAGCTTCCCCAATTCTAACTCGTCCTGTTTTTCCGGTTTTATATAAGGAGATCATAGAATGATGAATGATGAATTTAGTATCAATCTAGCCGAGGAAAATGAAAGCCTGGGGTTTGATTTCCAAGAGCAATACGTCGCAGGAACAAGCGACTACAACAAACTGAAAAACAAGCCAACTCTAAACGGTAGAGAGATCATAGGAGCTATGGAAGAAGAGGACCCGACAGTTTCTGGATGGGCAAAAGAACCAACAAAGCCAAGTTACACGGCGGAAGAAGTAGGCGCAATAAAAAATGACGAGATTAAGGCAATCTCACTAGACGAGCTTAACAGCTTGTGGGAAGGAGTATAGACATGGCTACAGAATATCTGGACAAGGCAGGGGCGACCCTACTGGTCCAAAAGACAAAAGCAGAATTAGCAAAGAAAGTTGATGCCATAGACGGAAAAGTACTTTCAACAAATGATTACACTACAGCAGAGAAAAACAAATTAGCAGGCATTGCATCAGGAGCTCAGGTTAACGCGATCACAGAAGTGAAGGTTAACGGAACAGCACTAACACCCGACGCCAGCAAAGCTGTAAACGTAACCACACCAACCAAAACCTCGCAGCTTACAAACGACAGTGGATATCAGACAGCGTCACAAGTAAGTTCTGCGATCAGTACTGCGGTTGGAAAAATCACACAGCTTTCATACAGCAAAGTAAGTTCATTACCTGCTACAGGAGCAACCGGTGTTATCTATTTAGTCGCACATTCACATGGAACGCAGGACATCTATGATGAGTATATCTGGATGGCAGACTCAAAAACGTTCGAGAAAATCGGAAATACAGACATTGACCTAAGTGGATACGTAAAGAAGACTGACTTAACAGCAATCACGACAGACGAGCTGAACGCAATGTGGTCCGCAGCATAGGAGGTGAATGCCTATGCTCGGTTTTAAAGATAGGACTGCTATTAACTGGATCGTAACCAAGATAAAGGCAGTTACTACATCGCATAATAACCTAAATCAAATGGTGATGAATAATCACTTTACTACAAATTTGAACGCAACAAGCGCTCACGATTTAGTGGATGAAAAAGGAAATACAATCTTAGCCGATTGGTCTTATGAAGTGGCAAGTGGAGAAGTCGGCACGGATTGGAAATATAAAATTAAGGAGGAATAACATGGCAGGAAAACAAGTCACAGAATTGGATGCATTGCCTAGCTTTACAGATACAAGCTTATTGCCTGTTCATAACGGAGCAGGATTAAAAAAAGGTACATTGTCTCAACTAATGGATTACATTGCAGAAAGATTCAGTAATCCGAATTTGTTGCTTAACTCTAATTTCAGAGTTGACCAAAGAGGACGTGGAACATACACGAATAACGCTACAAAGCCGATGTATACACTAGATAGATGGGTGAGCATTAATACTAAGGTTGCATACAATAATGGTGGTACGGTCACCATCACATCGTTAGCCACTACCGACACGAGTTCGTGGTTTAAACAAATCTTAGAACACGCAATTAATGATACGTGCACATTATCGTGCAATATTACGGCAGTGACAGGTAATGCATATCTATACAATCAGACAAATGGAAAGAAGATTGTAAAGGGGTTTAATACCGTAACTTTATCTTCACTAAAAGAAGCAAGTATCGAGTTGAAACAAGGTGCATCAATTACGATTGAATGGATTAAATTAGAGAAAGGCAGTAAAGCTACTGCTTACGTAGCACCTAATTACGCAGACGAATTACAAAGATGTATGATGTATTACAATGTTGTAAACACACCATTACATGGCTATTTTACAACACAAATGTATATCGGATGCGAAGCCTTGGCAAATATGCGAACAAAGCCGACTATTAAGTGTGTAGGAAGCTTTTGGGCTTATTACTATGCAGGCAATACAAAATATAACTTCAGTAACTTCGAAACCACATTAACTAAATATTCAGAAATCACAATGGCAGCAGCTCCTTCAGGTGTAACGCATCAGAATATGACTGTTATCTTTGATGAAGGCAGTTACATTGAATTAGACGCAGAAGTTTATGCGTAGAAAGGAATGATAAGAATGTATAAGGTATATGTAAAATTAAATGAAGATAAATGTATCACATTAATTGATTCAGAAATTTTCTTAACAAATGAAGAAATTCAAGTAATGACAAATATTGATGAAGGAGAAGGAGATAAATACGCTCATGCTCAAAGTCAATATCTAGAAAAAGGATTAGTCGACGAACATGGAAGATATAACTATAAATTCACAGAAGGAAAGATTGTAGAAATTTCCGAAGATGAGAAGTCGGAAATCGTGCAACCAGAACAACAAGCAACGGCGCAGGATAAGATTGAGGCTCAGGTCATGTATACAGCCTTAATGACAGACACACTTCTAGAAGAAAGCGAGGCCTAATCTATGTTTAAAAAAATCAAAAGATTTTATGATCTAAAATTATATACAGATAAGCAGGTAAGAAAATTCTGTGAAAAAGGATTCATCACAGCTGATCAGTATAAAGAAATTACTGGAGAAGCATACTAGCACTGGAAACAAGGAGGAGCAAAAAAGCTTCTTCTTTTTCATAAATAGAAGGAGGTCCAGAATATGAGAAAAGGACAAAAACTAACAAAAGGCGGATATCAGCTTTTAGGTTTTCCAATGGAGTACATGAATGTAACTCAAGGAAACAACGTAGGAACCCACCTAGGAACTAACGCACTAGACAATGCAGGAAAGGACACAGGTATTGACGAAACTATCGCACCGTGCGATTGCCACCTAGTAGCCTATGACTCGGCACGAAACGGAAACGCAGTTTTCTTAGAATCAGACAAAAAAGTGCTATTTAGAGACGGAACTATTGATTTTGCTACATTTATGTTTATTCACGATAACTACATCGAGGATATTAAAAGAGTGAAGTATTTCAAGCAAGGCGACACGTTCGGAGATGAAGGAACTGCAGGATATGCAACAGGAAATCATGCACATATCGAAGTTGCAAAAGGAAAGTTCTCTCATATGTACGATAGAAACTCGCAAGGGGTATATCACTTGCCTAATAACGTTTCTGCAGATTTAGCATTCGTAACAGATGGAACGGTCATCTTGAACAAGGGAACATTCGCAAACTGGACAGATGCTAGCCACGTACCATTCAATCAAGGAGGCGGAACCACTACTGGATCAGCATCCGTGCTAAATGGCATTCCTTCAGACTTTGTACGTGAAAAAGCTACATTCTATCCTGCTTGTACAATCAAGATCAGACGCGCGCCAAGCCTAAAAGGACAAGACACAGGCCTAACATATATCAAAGGGCAGCACGTAAACTATGACGGATACGTGAAGCGAGAAGGCTACTGCTGGATTTCCTGGATTGGCGCAGACGGAACACGTAGATGGATGGCCTGTGGAGAGCTAAACTCGGCCGGATTTAATACAAGTCCATACGGAACATTTAAATAGAAAGGATCAGCAATAGAACACAATGAACAGGAGAATAAATAGAAGATACCAGACACCTCTACGCCCAGACTTTGCGCATTTTTTGATTGAAGAGCAAGGACTGAGCGACAGACAGAAAAAATTTGTATACCAGCTAAGAAGCAAAACGCAAGACTCGCAATGGCACTACCAGGATGCAGGCATGTCAAAAGATGAATTCGAAGAAACCGTCAAGGATTTAAATGACTACTACTGGGCCCTTTTGGTTGATATGGCCTTCGAATTTTACAAGCTAAAGAAGGACAAAAGAGGGACGGTTCCAGACATGGAAATATTAGAGAATATAGGTGAAAAGAGGTAGAACACAATGAACACACCATATTTCAATAATTTCATGCCGCAGCCTGGGCAGTTTGGAATGCCACAGATGCAGGCACCGAATCAACAAATGAACCAGATTCAATTTGTAAATGGAATCGAAAGTGCTAAAGCTTTCACTCTAGGACCGAACCAGTCCGTGATTTTAATGGATAGTAACAAGCCTATTTTTTATCAGAAACAAGCAGACGCAAGTGGGTTCTGTACGATCAAGGCTTATAGCTTCCAGGAAGTGAAAGAAGATCAACCGGAAGACAAGTACCTCACGAAGGCAGAATTCAATGAATGGCTTTCAAAGGTAGAACAGAATGCGAGAGGAGGCAACCGTCATGAATCCACTACTTCAAAATAGACCAGGAGGAAAAGGAAATATGCTGCAACAATTTCAGCAATTTAAAAAGATGCTAGGGACGCAGGACCCGCAGCAACTTCTAAACGAGCTGATGGCCTCCGGAAAATTTACGCAGGCTCAACTGGATCAAGCCAAACAAATGGCGGAACAGTTCAAGGGCTTTCTAAAATAGGATTTTGCAAAATCAAGATAGATAAGAAAGGAGAACACACATGGACAACTTATCATTATCTGATATCGCTTCTGTAACTGGAAACAAAGATGGATTTCTAGAAGGAAACGGGATTATCATTCTAATTTTATTCTTTTTGATTTTTGGATTTGGTGGCGGCGGAGCCTGGGGAAACCAGCAAGGCACACAAGCAGAGGTTCAACGTGGATTTGATACGCAAGCTATTATTAATAAGCTAGACGGAATTTCAAACGGAATCTGCTCAAGCTCATACGAAAACGCGCAGCTAATCAACCAGATGAACGTGAACCAGATGCAAAACGCAAACCAAACACAGATGGCCATGATGAATGGCTTCAACGGTGTAAATAGTTCTTTATGCCAAGGTTTTGGAGGAGTACAGGAAAGCATTAACAACCTATCTCACCAGATGGAACAATGCTGCTGCAACTTAAAGACTCAAATGATGCAAGACAAATATGATGCCTTGAAAACACAATATGATCAAAGCTTGCAGGCAATTTCAAACAGTGTACAAACTCATAACATCTTGAGCCAATTAGGACGATATTACACAAATCCGCCTTACTACCCACAATATGGAACTTACTACCCAGCAGGCGCTACAGTAGCCTAGAGGTATAAAGATGATCCAAGTCGTCAACACGACAAGCGCAGCACTAGCAGCAGGCGCAACGATCCCACCTGGAACCGTTCAGACTCGGACGAACAACAGAGTCAATCTAAACGGAAACGCTCTGGAGATCGTAAGACCTGGAACTTATAAAGTAGATGGAAGCTTCGTGATTTCAGCAACCGCAGCGGGAACAAATCAAGTGCAACTTTATGCCAACGGAACAGCAGTACCGGGAGCCGTAGCACAAGTAACAACAACCGCAGTAGACAACGTGATCACTCTTCCAGTATCCGCTGTTATCCAGGCAGCACCAGCAGCACCAGGAAACAAGGTCGCTCTAACGTGGGTTACATCAGCAGCCGGAACTCTGATCAATGCATCAGAAACGGTTTCTAGAATAGTATAGGTGATTGAAGGCATGCCAGAGGCGTGCCCTTTTTAGTAGGAGGTAACGAGGATGAGTAGACTTACAAACAAAGCATGGTGGGAAGCAGCAGGAGTTCGAGCAATCAAGACAATGGCTCAAACAGCGCTAGCCTCTATCACCGTAGGCGCAGCCGTTCCGGACATTAACTGGATGTACGCAGCAAGCACAACGGTCGTGGCAGGCGTATGCTCAATTCTAACAAGCCTAGCAGGTTTGCCAGAAGTAAACGAGGACGAATAATGACTGATACAATTCTGGTTGCGATCATATCCGGACTTTGCGTCGGAGTACCTTCAGTCCTAGCAACCTGGACCAGCAACTCCAAACATTCAGCCTTGCTGGATTACAAGGTAGAACAGATGGACAAAAAGGTTGACAGCCTAGCAAAAAAAATAGAAAGCCATAACGAGCTGGAGAAGGAAGTGGCTACACTAAAAGAACAGGTTAAAGATCTTTCGGAACGGATCAAGGGAATGCTTGAAAAATAG